ACTGGAGAAAATTTGCACCAACTCATCAATCATGACACAAACGTTCACTACTGGATTTGTCTCAATCCTGACCGCTTCCTTCTGGCAATTAACTCACCAGCAGGCGCGGGCAGCATTGGAAGCCGAGTCGGCGTTACCAAGAGCTTCCGTTGGTCCGAAGGAGGATAACCAACGGAAACTTGCAGCTTTGGATGTGGCGGTAATAAACCATTTCACACCAAAGAAGATTTTGGTAGTGGGAGCAGCACCTGGCTCCCATTATCTAAATACGGCTTTCTGGTATCCTTACATCAAGTTCTTACTGTATGAATCACAGGAACATCCTTTCGATCCTCGATTGCGATTGTGCGACAATGTCGAACTAATTCGAGGAACGCCAGGATCAAAGTGCGACTTCACTAACAACAACATTGACGTTGTTATTGAAGATTTCCTGCCTGAGATTCCGCAGCTATATGCTGTAGAAGACACCATTCCTATTGTGCACAAGATCAATCCAGCTAAAGGCGATGTTGCCGTGCGAGAGCACATGTACATCCCACCTTTTGCTGGAACGAGCTCGTATGAATCACGTGGGTTCGGCTCCGCAACAATGTTGCAGCTGGCCCACTATCGCGCGCTGCTTGATCTTGCCCAAGTGAGGCGTAACCAACCTCAGGGAACAACCACCGTTAACCGCGATGCGTTGTTTATACAACAGGACCCACGATTTGGAATCGACTTTGTTGGAAACCTAGCTGCGGCCAGTCGAATCGACATACCCACTAGCGAAGCCAACAAAGAGAGGGTTCAGAGGTTAATTGACGCTTCGGGTCGTAAAGATATCGACGCGAAGGTCAAAGCTTCTTGCATCGAACACCCTTTCGCCAAATCGTGCCGCCGACTGTGTCATGTTCTCCTCACGCTCGAAAATATAGGCAAACGTGTAGTCGAGGTTGGACCTAGAAATAGGGACAATGTTATACTGCGCAACTATAGTTTCGGGCGTCATTTCATCGCCCCTACTATGACTCTCGACGATGGGAAAACTCGCTTCGTTCCGGCTTTACATCAAACGGTGTGTCAATGCATATTAACAGACAGTCTCTGTAAATGTGCCAGGTCCCGGAATCCTGAAGTGCTGCTACTCATCGACGTCTATCTACCACAGGCCGAGTTTGTTATTCATGACGCC